GGAGCCATAACGGCTTGGGCGTCCTTTCCGATTGTATCTCCTGCAATGTTGAGCAGGTGAGAAATGGTCAATACGAACTTACGATGGAATATCCACTGTCGGGTATCCATGCGCAAGAACTCACATATCGCAGAGTAATTAAAGCGAAACCCAACTTTACAGATAACCCGCAGTTGTTTAGAATAAACCGCGTGAGTAAGGAAATGAACGGTGTTATCACGGTATACGCGAAACACATTTCCTACGACCTGTCAGGATATGAAATCACAAACGGCTCAGCTACATCGGCGGTCCTCGCATGTCAGTTACTGCAGGGAGCCGCCGCGGGGTACACGATTACCACCGACAAGACGGTGACAGCCAATTTCAAGATTACGGAGCCTTCCTCAGTCCGCTCATGGTTTGCGGGTAAGGAAGGTTCGTTCCTTGACGTGTTCGGAACAGCCGAACTGAAGTACGATAACTTCAACATTCAGTTCCTGCTCCATGCAGGACAGGACAGAGGCGTAACTATCCGTTATCAGAAGAACCTGCTCGAATTGTCGCAGGAGATTTCCGACACGCTGTTTACACACGTGATGTCTTATTGGAAGAATGAGGACGCGGTGGTCTATGGTAGCAAGATACCAACGGGTCTTACCCTTGATGTACCGAAGACCTTAGTTCTCGACTGCTCAGCGGATTATGAGGAACAGCCGACGACTGCACAACTCGACAGCAAGACGACCAACTACATAAACAGCAACAATCTCACCACGCCGAGCAACAACATAAAACTCGATTTCGTTCAGAGCGGCGAACTCACGGACCGCGTTGACTTGTGTGATACGGTCTCCGTTTACTATGAGGCGTTGGGTATTACGAGAACGCAGGTAAAGTGTATTCGGACGGTTTGGGACTGTATTCGGGAGAAATACATCGAGACCGAGTTTGGCGACGCAAAAACAAGCCTCACTGATACCATCGCGGCAACTAATAAAGAGGTTGCCGAGAAACCGAGTAAGACATTCCTCGCAGAGGCAGTTGACAGAGCAACCAAGTTAATCACGGGTAACCTTGGCGGGTATGTGGTCCTTCATGACAGCAACGGAGATGGAGAACCTGACGAAATGCTGATTATGGACACACCTGATATCAGCACCGCAGTCAGGGTATGGCGTTGGAACAAAAATGGCTTGGGGTACAGTTCGACGGGGTATAATGGAACATACGGTCTCGCGATGACATCCGCGGGAGAAATCGTCGCCAACTTCATTACGACAGGAACCATGAGCGCAAATCGCGTCAGGACAGGCGCGATAGTCTCGCAGAACGGTCAACTGATTGTGGACTTGGACAGCGGCACGATTACCGCACCCGCAATTACGCTGAGTGGTCAGGACGTGGGAGAAACGCTTGACAGTTTGGTGCAGACTTCAGTCGAAACGAGGTATGCGCTCTCCAACTCAGGAACGAGCATACCTTCGACATTTCCTTTAACCGCACCGACTCAGCCGACCGAGCAACAGCCGTATTTATGGAGCAGGACCATTTACACATACGCAAACGGGCAGACGAACACTAGTTACGGTGTATCGGTCCGAGGCGCAAAAGGTGCAGATGGTCAGGATGGTCGAGACATCGAGATACTTGGCAGTTATGACACGATGGCAGACTTCATTGCCGCACACCCGACAGGACAGGTAGGACAGACATACCTTGTCGGAGGTGATTTGGTTGTTTGGGACGCCGATACTAACTCATGGAAAGATGTCGGGCGCATTCAGGGTCCGTCGGGTGCAGACGCCTTGTGGCTTGCTATCGAAAATGACGATGACGGGACCTCAATGAACGTTACCTATACAGCCCACTTGATAAAGGGTCTGTCAACCGACGTAACCGAGACTTACGACGCAGTGTTTGCTTGGCAGATGGTCAAGGAGTCAGGTGTTACGGAGATTGCCTCGCAGACCCCGACTATAACAGTCGCGAGGGATACTGCAGATTATGGTGGTGTCATTCGCTGTATTTGTATTGCCATTGTTGACGAAGAGGTCTTGCAGGATTATTCGTATAACGCCATTCAGGACTACTCAGGCAACGACATCGGAGTTATCGGTGAGAACAACGTCAAACTCATTGGCGAGGCGGCGATATACAAGCCGTACGCAATCGAGAGTCAGTTCCAAGTGCTATCGGACGAGATATCCTCGAAGGTTACGCAGACCGCCTTCGACTCTTTAGAGCAGACGGTGACGACGCAGGGTACGCTCATACAACAGAACGCACAGGAGATACTCTTGAAAGCCAACACGACTACTGTCAACACACAGTTGAACGGGAAGATGGGGACCGATATGGCGAACAGGTCTTCTTCCATCCTCATTGACAGTGGTCAAATCAGGTTCGACTCAAATAGTCTTGTGGTTAACTCTTCACAATTCACGCTCGACGCTCAGGGTAACGCGACTTTTGGTGGTAAGTTGTCGGCGGCAGAACTCTATATAGGCGGTGAGTATGTCGGTCTCGCAGACGCGATTGACGACGCAGAGGCGGGAGCGATTTCCACGGCGGCTAGCGACGCAACCAACAAGGCAAACGCCGCAATAAATACAGCAGTGAACACAGCGGCAACCGACGCCACAACCAAGGCAAACAACGCTTATAACAATTCGAAGTCGTACACGGACACGGGCTTGGCGGGCAAGGTCGGAAATAACGAGGTCCGCACCAAGTTCGCGGCTGATACTCATTCAATCGAGATACAGTCGGGAACCGTCAAGTTCAAATCAAATACACTCCTGATAGACTCCACGCAGTTTACTTTAGACGCGAGCGGAAACGCCACATTCAAAGGTAATCTCAGTGCGGCGACTTTAGTTATCGGAGGACAGACGACGAACATCGGCACGGCTATTGACAATGCTGAGAGCGACGCGATTGCAACAGCGGCGGCAGACGCAACAAACAAAGCCAATGCCGCGCAGAGTACGGCTATCTCTACAGCCGCGAGTGATGCCACGACGAAAGCTAACAACGCCAAGAATACAGCGATATCGACCGCCGCCTCAGACGCAACGACAAAGGCAAACAACGCGCAGACGACTGCTATAAACACATCAAAGTCATACACTGATACAGGGCTTGCAGGCAAGGTTGGCAACAACGAAATCAGAACGAAGTTCGCCGCAGACGCGACATCGGTCAACATCACATCGGGAACCATTGCCTTCAAGTCAAACACGCTGAGTGTTGACGCGGACAATCTGAAGATAACAAACACAGGTTCGGTTATTGCCAACTACTTTAGGGCGAAGAACATGCTCCGCGTTGTTAATGACTCCGACGTAGTTTTGGCTTCAATTGAGCCGAAATCGGCAGGCGGTTTGATTGCTGTTGGTAAGACAGATACCACACAGGTTGGAACGCTATACGCAACCGCAAACGGCGGTATACTTACATTAGGCAATTCAAGCGGAACAACAAAGTTTTCGGCTGATGGTTCAACAGGAAATGTTATAGCAGGTGCAATTTCAGCTTCAAACGCTATTGTTTGTGGTGGTCTCACGGCTAAAACCCAAATCGTGGCGGCTGATACCTCAAATAACGTGCGGGTGTTTTTCGCCGCGGGAACCTATGGTTACGGTGCTTTTCGTAATTCGGCAGGTGACAACAACATTTATTTCTACGGAAACACAGGTGATATCGAGATTGCAGGAAGGATTATATCAGGCTCCTCGCGTAAAATCAAGGAGAACATCAAGCCGATTGGGGACGCAAGGAAGATACTCGAACTGCAGGCGGTCTCTTTCGATTTCAAGAATAAGGATATAGGCACGGACAAACGAGGCTTTATTGCTGAGGATGTCGCGGAGGTCTTACCAAACCTTGTAAGAGCAGAGACTGAAGATAGACCCGCGGGCGTTGACTACGTGGGTATGATACCCTACCTGCAGGCGGTTATTAAGGAGCAGGAAGAACGCATAAAAGCATTGGAAGAGATGGTCAACAAACTAATAGAGAAGGAGAGCAAATAACATGGCAAGATTACAAGATTTCCCAACCGTAACCCCCACATCAAGCGACAAACTCCTTGTCGTACAATCACAGAGTCAAGGTCTTGTGCCTTATGGCTCGAAATTGGATAGTGCAAACCCGACAGGCACAGGCACATTATCTATGAACAGGAAAGCAAGTACAACCGTCGGCACCAATTCCGCTACATTTGGAAAAAACGGAACGGCAAGCGGTGATTATTCGTTCGCAACGGGTGACGGTACAACTGCAAGCGGGAACAGGTCTTTCACAACGGGTGCCAATACGACAGCAAGCGGTGAAAGGTCGTTCGCAACGGGTACAAGTTCGACCGCGAGTGGTGCATATTCATTCGCCGCCAATTACAACACAACCGCAAGCGGCGAATCCGCCCACGCAGTCGGAGAGAATACAATTGCCAATCACCGTTCACAGTTTGTTTTTGGTGAATATAACGCGATTGACGATTCAAGCGCGGTGGCAACGGCAAGGGGAAATTATGTTGAAATCGTCGGCAAAGGCGCAAATGCCGCCAATCGTTCAAATGCTCGTACTCTTGATTGGTCAGGTAATGAGGTGCTTGCAGGCGATTTGACAATCAAGGGCGATATATCGCTTTATGACGCAACAAGAGTCATAACACCGACAGACATAACCTTTACTTTGGCAACAGGTGTAAATCTTTCGGTAGAAACTTTAAGCATCAGGCGATTGGGTAAATTAAACATTATCAATTTAACTTTGTTAGCGTCGGCGGTATTGGCGGCAGATACCGAGATTTTTGTCGGTACAATTTCGGGACTTTTAACAGGTTATAGTTATATTGTAGGCTCGATGGTTACCGCAAACGATACAAAGTTCCAAGGTGGTTATAACTTGAATACGGCAAATGGAAGATTATATATTTGTCCGACAAATAGCATTCCTTCGGGATATAAGCTATCAATGACAATAAACGCTTTAAGTGCATAACACCCACAAATGCGAGAAAGAGGTGGTGATTATGAGTAATGAAACAATTGGTGCTATCATAGTGGCTTTGATATCGGGAATATGTGTTGCTGTACCGACAATTGTGGCAACAGTATCATCAAATAAGGCTCATGATGCTGTTGTTGATGAAAAAATGAAAAATATGTCAGATCAGATAAGCCATGTTGATTCGAAGATTGATAGATTCTCCACCAATCAGGAAGAAATTAAAGAAAGGCTTGTTGTGGTTGAGCAATCAACGAAATCAGCGCACCACCGAATTGACGACGTTGTGTCGCAGTTAAATATACATGAAAGGAGGGAGTGAAGATGGTATTTAAGAACAGCAGGGTCTACGATGTGCTGAAATGGATTGTGATGGTCTGTTTGCCCGCTGTAACGACGCTATGGCTTACACTTGCGAGCATATGGCAATTCCCGTATGCGGAGCCTATTGGTGCGACGCTTGGAGCGGTTACAGTGTTTCTCGGTGCATTGCTAGGTATAGGCAACATCAAATACAAACTCACGAAGGAGAACGGTAATGGGTAACTGCTATGGAAAAATGGCGGTTGATTACGCCATTGCACAGATAGGAAATGTCTGTGGAAAGTCGAGTAAATATGCCGCTGAGATGGACAGTATTTCATTTTACAACTACCCCAAAAACGGTGTAGCGAACTCATGTAAGTTGCTTGTTGATAACTGCGTTCTCCATGCATGTACGGACCCCACATTCGAGGAAGACCCTGAGGGTGCGAAGTGGACTGCGTTATACATGGTTTGCGAGCCTGAGAGCGATAACGCAGGAGCGGGCTGTGTACAGTCTGTCGGCTATTACAAGCGAGCAGGACAGTGGATAGACAGCACACAGGATATGGAGCGCGGCGACGAGATTTACTATTGGGACAAGGCATATGTAAAACCCGAGAACCCATACGGCGTCTACCACACGGGTATCATTGTCGATTGGGGTCAGTTTGACGAAGGCGAAGGGTTCAAGGTTGTCGAGGGTAACACCGATGGCGGTTATGTTGCTGAGAAGTTCGTGTCCTACAACGACCCGAAGATACTCGGAGCGGGCAGACCGCGTTATGACGCATGGGAGCCTGAGGAAGACACGGAAGACGACGGAACACCCACTCCCGAGCCTCCGAAGCCCACACCCGCACCCACGACAGCCGTTATCAAGTTGGATGTCCTCTCTCGCGGCTCGACAGGTGGTCAGGTCAACACAGTAAAGGCATTGCTCAACCAATACGGATGGTCAGACGGATTGCCGCTCGATGGAGATTTTGATTGGGCTACCGAACAGGCAGTCAAGGCATATCAGTCGGGATACAGGCTTGATGTTACAGGCATAGTTGACGCTGAGACTTGGAACCTGCTCTTGCGGTAAACGGACTTGACGTGTTTTTGTTGCAGGTGTTACAATGAGGGTACCGACAATGACAGGAGGACTCGATTTATGACAGACAACAACAGAGACACGGTATCCATACCGTATTTTGTACACGAAGGTATGATGACGAGATGGGAGAGGAACTTCAGACTAGTTCTCGTCATGCTGATTATAACGGTGGTTTTATTGTTTGCGACAAACGCCATGTGGACTTACTATTGGCATCAGTTCGATATCGTGACCGAAGAAATCACGATGGAGGCGGATGACGGAGACGCGAACTACATAGGAAATGATGGAGAGATAAACTATGGCACGGGTGACAGTAAGACGACGCAGAAGAACGAGACGTAAGAGATGAACGACTATAACCTTTCACGGTCGCAGGTCGATAAACTCATTGACGAGTGGATATTCAGCGAACGGGACCGAAGGATACTCAAGCGGCGACTCTTGGACGGTATCACCTATGAGAGACTCGCAGACGAGTTCGACCTTTCGGTGCGTCAAATAAAGAATATCGTTTACAAGTCGGAGAAACGCCTCTTCAATCACATCTGAAAATACGTACGAAGATTGCCCCTTGGCTTCATTGCCGAGGGGCTTTATTGTGTAGTAAAATAAGTGTATAGGAGGTACCGCACATGTACAACCCATACCAAAGTTACTACACGCCAATAAACCGACCGACACTCCCGCAACAGCAGATTATTCAGGTTAACGGAAAATCAAGCGTTGATACCATTCAGTTGGCTCCCAACTCAAGTATCTTGGTGATGGACACATCCGCGCCAATTGTGTGGCTGTGTGTATCGGACGGAGTGGGCAAGGTAACCTCTACTCCTTATGACATCACTCTACACAAGGAAACGCCCGCCCCCGATATGGCGAGCATTGAAACCCGAATTGCCAACATAGAAAACACGATAGCCAAATGGGAGGCAAGAGACCATGAACCCGATGTTGCAGACGTTAAACCAAAACCAAATCAATCAAGGCTTAGTGCCGATTAAGAACATGCTCAACGTGGTGCGCTCAGCAGGAAACCCGCAGATGGTGCTAAACCAAATGATAGGGCAGAACCCGCAAATGAGGCAGGTAATGGACTACATAAATGCCAACGGCGGCGACCCGAAAGCCGCTTTCTATAAACTAGCACAGGAGAAGGGTGTCAACCCTGACGATATACTCAGACAGTTAATGTGAGTTACGCGTAATCGCTCAAATATAACGAAAGGAGAAGATGGCTATGGACAACGGTGGTATCACAACAGGCGACCTTGCTCTTATGAGCAACGGCGGCGGTCTTGGTGGAAACTCATTCACATGGATATTCGGACTGCTCGTACTCCTTGGGTTGTTTAATGGTGGTTTCGGCGGCTTTGGCGGAAATGCGGCGGCTCTCGGATATGAGAACCTCGCCACCTCAAATGAGGTTCAGCGCGGTTTCGATAATCAGAACCTGCAGGCGCAGACTCGCGATATCCTTGCCGCTGTAAATAACGGAACGGCTCAGGCAGTTGCGGCTACAAATCAGACCTTCCATGACAACCTTGCGGCTATGCAGGGCATGTACAATGAGACAGCCCGTGACATTGCAGGTCTTGCAGTCGGTCAGGCTAACCTGCTTGCAAAACAGAATGAGTGTTGCTGTGAGACGAAAATGCTCATACAGCAGACATCCGCGGACAACGCACTGCAGATGGCTCAGATGGAGGCAAGAATTAACGCCAAGATGGACGCAAACGAAATCACTGCTCTCCGCGACCAAATCAATCAGTTGCAGTTGGCTCAGGCTACTTCAGGCATGCTGAGGTTCCCGAACAGTTGGTCGTATGGTGCAGGTGCATTCCCGCCTATCTTTGGTGGTTGTTGCGCTAACAACATTTGATTATAACGTCACTATACAGACGAGGAGAATAAACGGGGTAGTGACGCGAGTTACTACCCCTCACTTTAGACAAAGGAGCAATTCACATGAGTAAATCACTTATACAGACAGTTAATCAGTCGTCACAGGCGGTGGCTCTCAACGGTATCGTGTCCTTGGGGTCGGTCCTCAGGAGGTTTGGGTGCAACCTTCGCCTCAACGGAAACGCCATCGAGATTAGCGGAGAAGGCTATTACACCGTCGATTGTGACGTGACCGTGGTCCCGACAGCCGCAGGAAACGTGACCGTGGCTCTATATGCTAACGGCGCACAGATTGCGGGCGCAGTGGCTTCATCAGTTGGTACCGCAGGCAGTCCCGTTACATTGCCGATTTCAACCACTGTCAGGCAGGGTTGTTGCTGTGATGGAGCGACATCTATCACATGTATCCTGCTTGAGGGCGCAGGCAACGTCACGAACATCTTAACGAGAGTTAAGAAAGCATGAATATAGGTAGCGGCGACAGCGGCGAGTTCACCTTCTTGGATATGCTAGCCATCCTGAGTTTTGCAATAGGTGTGGCTAACTACGAGGAGAACATGACGCAGAGCGACAAACAGGAGTTGTTGCAGGAGTTCAATCACAGGATGGAAATCGCATTGACGGACATTCATGAACACCTATCGGTCCAAGACGCCAAAATCGACCGCATACTCAAGTCAATTAAGGAGGAAACATGACAGCAGAAGAGATTTTCAAGTCGATGTCGTCACACATGATAAAAGGGATAATGATACATGAGCAGATGTCCGACTATTACGACTTTCTTTCGCTCCGTGGCTACAAGCGCATGCATGAGTATCACATGTACAACGAAATGAAGATGTTACGGAAGTTACACAGGTATTTCATCAATCACTTCAACCGACTAATTGAAGAAGAGCCGATTGAAAACCCCGATATCATCCCTTCGTCTTGGTACCGATACACAAGACAGGAGGTGGATATCAACACCAAGAGGAACGCAGTCAAATCGGGAATTGAAAAATGGGTTGCGTGGGAGCAGGAGACCAAGGACCTTTACGAGAAGATGTATAACGAACTCGTCGCCCTTGGCGAGGTCTCAGCGGCTCGCAAGGTCGTATGCTTTATACAGGATGTCGATTGCGAACTTAAATGGGCGCAGAGAAAGCACATAAACCTCATGACGTCCGATTATTCGATTTCGTATATCCTCGGACAGCAGGACCAACTACACGATTGGTATCTTAAGAAACTATGATAAATCTCGATTTGATTAATGGTGAGATTGCCGCGTTGGAGGAAGAAAAGCCCACGCATGTATCTATGCAAAAACTCGCGGCTCTATATATTGTCAGGGACCATTTAATTATGGGTCTTCAGCCCGCCTCACCTGTGGTGTCCGTTGCGGAGGTCTTTCCATCGACGGACACCATGAGTGAGTTCTCAAATGCGATTGTTGGTAAGAACATCAAAGAGATTATGGTGGTGGTGGACGAATTGGTCGGAACCATCCAACTGCTCGACCCCAACCTTTATAACAGTTTCATGAGAAAACTCCCATGAGAGATAGAATGAGTTCCACGTGCCAAACGTCCGACACGCTCCCGACGATGGCTCCTGCCTTGAGCCACTCAGCCAACCGCCATCGCTGTATGCTCGTCGGGCTTTCCGTGGTATCTCTCTTGCATTCGAAGGCAACCATACGACCTGATATACATCCGATGACATCGGGCGTCCCGCGCTCAGAGAAGACGCTCCCGTGTATGTTAATCGCCTTGGAGTTCGGTAATGAATTGAGGTAGCGGAGAACAGGCTCCACTACCCCATTATACTCAAGTCTTCTGTCTCGGTTATTCATAGCATATCGTAGAAATCGCATTTACGCTTGTCACCACCGCACGTGCACGGGTCACATTCCTTAGTACCCCTACATTCTTGACGTGTTGAGTCGTAACAATCACAGAACAGCGTGACGGGAGGTGGTTGAACTCCGCGCAGGATGTCGTCTATTGTTATCTGCGTCCCATGTGCCTTCTCTTGGCTCTTCTCAGCGGGGACGACGCCTTGCCCGTCCGAACCGACAGCGTGCAAGGAAGACCCCAAGGAGAGCCTCGTCGGTATATCCTGCATGCTCGGTCTGTTCTCCTCTGTCCACAGAGCCATCAGGAGGTTTGTTGCCGCGGCGCACAGGTGGTCCTCGTCATCCATTCCCTCCATATACTTGGCAAGATGGCGAAATGCGGAGTCTATCATGCTGTGCATGGGGAGTCCCTTCTCCCAATTGCGCTCAGGATAGTGGGTTAGCGCGTCTTCCATGTGGCGTGAAATGCGCCTTACAGCGCACCATGGTATCAAGTCCATCCTACCCTTACCTCCTGTATCTCTCACAGCACCTGTCTCAAACTCTTCCATAAGTCATTCACCTCATTCTATTTACCCGTACTGCCGAAGCCTGCCGTACCCCGTTTGCCTGCTGTTTCCTTGATTTCTTCGACCTCGCTCCAACGCACATCTTCTATCGTGTGGAACAGAACCTGTGCTAGGCGCATACCCTTCTCGACTTTGAAGGGCTTGTCGCCAAGGTTATGGACGCAAACAAACAACTCGCCCGTATATCCGTTATCGATTATTCCTTCGTTCACCATGAGTTTATGTATCCTCAGCGTGGACGACCTACCAACAATGCGGGCGAACAAATAAGGCGGCATGTCAATTCGGATGTTGGTATGGACATCTACTGTCTGTCCAACTCCGATGACACACTCCTCGCTTGTATAAAGGTCCCATCCTGCGTCGCCTGTGTGCTTTTTGTAGGGAGGTTTGGCTCCCTCCCCAAGCGTATAACTCACATATCTAATCGGCATATCAGTCTACCTCCACCATGGTCTTGGCACCCGTGCCGATGTACTTCAGTTTTGATGCCAACTTGTGTTCGGTAACAAACACCTTGAGCGGCTCGGACTTCAGTACATCGTAAATGCTGTTGCAATCGGCGATTGACGGGTCGATGTAGTCCGCAAATGTGAGCGCGATTTCGGTCGGCGCATTGAGTATGCAAGACTGCTCGAACAACTCGTCGTCCCACTCAGCAATTCGACGTACCTTCTTGGTTACTGTGGTCTTCTCGGGCTGTATTTCAACACCCATGCGGCGGTTGAGTTCCTCCCATGTGATTTCGTTCTTCATGTAGCCTGAGTTGCCCGCAACCCTGATAGGGTATGTGCGGACGACCATCAACACATTCGTTACGCGAGATGGCGCGATACCGACCTCGGAGATTATACCTGCCGCGTTGGTGTCGATACTCGTACAGTAGGGATAGTGTGAATGTAACAGCGAAAGCCCGCTACCCTGAGTACCCTCGATTAAAATGTGGCGTCCGCTGTCCTGCAGGTCCGCGAGCATTTTGGGCGTGTTCTCCTTCATGCAACACTCCAACCCGTATTCTTCAGCGACGTTCTTGAACTGCCTAAACTGTGACGGGTCGCGGTTAATTCGTGCCACACGTGCAGGACCAACTCCCTCGCCTGTAGAACCGATACGGCGGTGCATTTCGCCCTCGGTGCCGCCTTCCTGCTGATGGAACTTCTCGTCAAGTATGCCTGCCTCGGGGTCGATATAAAGCCTCTGCAGGAAATCGGGGTAGTAGGTGAGGATATGCACCAACTCTTTCATGAATTGGCGCATGTTCAGCAAGGCACCGCGACCGATGACTATTTTGGCATCGGGGTTTATCCATCCGCACGGAATGCTCTGCATGACATGTTTTTCGTCTCTCCACCAAATGGTATGACCCGCATTCGGAGAGCCTACTCTTACATGTACATCATAGTCATTTGCGACATGCGCGGCAACCGCGCCTTTACCCTCAGACCCATACTGTCCTCCGACAAGGACCGTTAACTTACCTCTATTCATTGTTAATACCTCTCTTTGCTCTGTTAATTAAGTAGTTCATATACCTTTCGACCATCCATATCGGGTCTGCCCTCTCGGTAAAACGAAACTCCAAGTTGTGGTCGTCGATATAGTAGTCGGCGTACACCTTGCGGGTGCCGTTCGGATATTTGGACTCATACTCTTTTATGTTGCTCGGTGCGTTCTCGTTGACCGCGCTGAAGTGAAGCCCGTAATCTTCACACCAAGCAATTGCCTCCTTCAACTCGTTATCCGTGCGGGATGTCCACAGGACCACCTCAACGCCCGCGTCAATCAGTTGGCGGGTGTAGGAGATTATCTTGTAGTTCGGCTCCCCGATTGCGGGAAACTCATTCCTGCACAGGATACCGTCGAAGTCTATTGCTACTATCATGCCTTCTTTGTGCCTCCTTTCGTTTTTCTTGTGTCGGACGACGCCTTGGTCCTTCCTGCGTTTCCTGTGCAAAGGAAGTACCAAGGAGAGCCTCCGAAGGGTATCAGGAACTCGGTCTCCACTTCTCGAACGTTCCCCACGACTTACCGTACTCGATGTCAACCCCGACTCGCGGTACGAAATCGAAGTCCTCCATAATCATCTTGATTGTCGGAAGGGCGATTTCCAATACCTCGTCAGGTACCTCGAACATCACGGAGTCGTGAACTTGCAGGAGCATCCGACCACCTAGGTCCCGAATTGCAGGGAACAGGCGGGAGATGGCAACACGGACAATCTCAGCGACGCCGCCTTGAATGAGGTTGCTCATGGCGTTGTGCGGGTCACATTTCGGAGTGTTGAAATGGCGTATCCTGCCTGTCCACATCTCGATATATCCGTTCATGTTTGCGAACTCCTCGCATTCAGCCATCAACTTGCGGAAACCCGTGTACAGCCCGTGGTATCTCTCCAAATAGTCCTTCGCGACCGATTGCGGAACTCGCAGGGTCTCAGCCAAATGGCGATACCCGATGCCGTAGATTACTGAGAAGTTAATTCTTTTGGCGGCGTTTCTCGGTATACCCAACATCTCCGCTGTCGCTGAGTGTAAATCGGCGTCGCTCTCGATTAATTCGCGCATGGTCTTGTCCTTGGTGTAATGCGTCACCAATCTCATTTCGGCTTGCTTGTAGTCTGCCTGTATCATGGTATATCCCTCGCGGGCGACGAAAACATCTTTGACCTTGAAGATATCTGTATGCTTGGCAACTGCCTGCAAGTTCGGGTTCGAGCATGACAATCTTCCCGTATAGGTACCAATCAGGTTGAGCGAGCAGTGGAGCGTGTTGTTTTCGTCCATCGAATTGAGATACGGGGTGTAGTACCTGCTGTCAACCGACAGCCAACCTCGCGCCTCCTGTACCAACTTGGCGTTGTCGGCTCCCTCGCCTCCTGCGTCGATTACCTCGACCAAACGCTCAGCCGCGGAGGAGTCAACATGCAGGAACTCGCACACCTTCTTTGAGGAGTTGGGGTTGAGTTCGAACCCTGCCGCCTCATGCAGTCTTGCAAGGGCTTTAGCCGCATGCTCTTTCGCCTCGGTCTGATATGCTTTAATCAAATCGGGGTCAATCTTCATCCCGTCGTGCTCCATCAGGGTTATGATGTAGGAGTAGTAGTTAACCTGTTTCCAAATGTCGTATAGCCCGTATGTCTTGAGGACGGGTCTCAGCATGTCCAAGATTTGGCGTGTAAGCCTCACGTCATCGCAGGCGTACGGCTCGACGTCCTCAGGACGCAGTACATACATCATAGACTTCGTGTTGTTTGCCGCTCTCGGAGACCTTGAGCATTCCAAGCCCAACCTTTGGCACTCCTCGAATACCTTGTCCTCCAAAATAGACTCCTGCAGGGACCCGTCACCAATGTGGTATCGGTCCGCGACGTCCTTCAACTTGTAGTTTGGCTCGTTCTCGTTGACTAGATGTAAAGCCAATTCTCCGTCCTCGAAGTTCGGCGCAATCTCGATACCATCGAATGCCATCATGTGCAGGTCGTAATTGTAATTCCATCCGCCGTATGTGCGGTTTGGGTCTGATAGATACCTCCTCAAGAAATCAAGGCACTCCATAGGGAGGTTGTTCCCTTGGAGGTGCCTAAATGGGAGGTAGTAAGCCTCGTTGACATCGTGAATAGCAATACCTATCACCTTATCCCTTGCCCGCTCAGCGCAACCGAAGATAGAAAGACCTGTAGTCTCCGTATCTACCGTCGGGTCGGTGCAGGCTAGCAACGAAGGCTTGATGGCTTCAAACTTGTCAACAGTGTCAATCAACATTTACTGTGCCTCTTGCATTTCCTTGAGCGTCATGACCTTTACGATACTTGAACGGAGGGTGCCGTTGTACTCGCTCTGCTCGAACATTGCACCACATATCTTGCCGATAACATCGGACCTCTTGAACTTGACGACCTGTCCGCTCTGTCCGACACCTAACGCCTGCACGGTCTCAGCGACCTTCCACATTGCCGCAGGTGTAATGGCTGAGAAGACCTTGGACAGAAAGCCCTTGTGCGGTCCGTCAACTACCTCGAAGTCCCAAACGAACATCGGGTTTCCACCTTTGGAGACCGACTGCTCGATGTTAACGCACTTGACCTGATAGAGTCCGTCGGGGATGACGTACGAGTTCTCCTGTACATCGGAAAGGTCAATCTCGAAACCGTCAGCGGCTCCTCCTGTCGGAGCCTGCATGGGTGATGACTTGGGTGCGGTTGCGCCGTTAGGCATAAAGGGGTTGGAATTGTTCATGTGTTAATCCTCCTTGGATGTATTTGTGTATTCCTTCATGATGTCCACCATGTTGGGGTCTTTGATAACGTTGCCAATCCTCTTGGCGAAGTCTGCACCGCGGGTCTTGGCGGCGTAGTTGTTCATTGGCTGAGTAAGCAAATAACGATGGGTCTCGGACCAATAGCCGCGGGTCTCGTCACCAACGGTTTCATCAGCGGTGTAGAGATACCATACGAAGTCCATATAGCCCATGACTGCCGTACCTAGTTTGTCGGTGAGCGCAGGCTTTGACTCCTCCAATGTGTTAGTGCCTTGCCTGAGTTTGTCCTTCTTGTGTGCAATGTAAATGACGTGGATGGGGAGGTCGCGGAACCCACGAAGAACGCGGGCAAGTTGCTTTCCTGCCACACCATAGTCTTCAAGGTAAATCTCGTCTATGGTGTAGTTCTTGTCCTTCTTCTTCCTCGCCTGATACTCACGGGAAGTGATGTTCTCAAGGGCGAGGGTCTGCAGTTCGGTTATGTTGTCGATAACAACGGTCTTCGTGTTCTTGTACTTCTCGTCACCGTTTGCAATCTTGAACAATTCCTGCTCCAAATCGTCAACCGAATGGATATCGGTCGCATGGATGTCGCCACGGTTCGCCAATGTCATGATACCGCCATCGATGTTGAACACGTGGACATCTGCCATGTTGGGTACGTCCTGACAGGTACCCGCCAAATGGGTCTTACCTGCACCCGCGTCACCGTAAATCAGGATGTTCATTTTGTCGGTGAAGATGTCGGGTGTAATTAAATAACCGTCACTCATTAAATGTGTCCTCCTTAATCTTCAAGTATGTAAGTTGCCGCCTCGTCTGCTACATGGAGTAACCATGCAAGCTGATTTTTGGCGTAAACCTCTGAGGGATTGCTGTAAGGCGTCGCGTCGAACTGCCCCATATGACAGTTAATCGCGGCGGCTTCGAATGGCGCAAGTTTGATGAAACTCTGTACCAAGTAAACCGACTTGGACCCATGCCCGCCATATGGGAAGTCCTCGTCATGCTTATAGGTTGCGTACTGCACCCATTTGTCATTCTCGTCCTTCTTCCATCTCATTTCGGTCTTGTAAAAACCGACCTTGCACAGGTCGTGGAACAACGCCACGATGGCGATTGACTCCTCCGTTACGTCGTCCAACTCGTAAAACCCGCACAACCTCTTGAGTTGGCAATACACGTTCATACTGTGCATGACCAACCCGCCTTCATACGCTCCATGGTATTTGGTGCTCGCGGGTGCCGTGTAGAAGTCTGTCTGCTCCAACCAACTCAGCAGGTCCTCGATACCGTCACGATGGATGCTCTTTCTTGCTGTTCTTTCAAATTCGACTTTCATGTCCATGCTGAATACCTCCTTGATACTCATTATACCATCGACCTCAAACTATCGTCAAGTATATCTTTGTCACAGCCTCTTCGTGTGGTCTCTCTTGCGTTCTTTCTTGCGAACGACGCCTTGTACTCAGGAGCGCACAGAGCGCAAGAGAAGTACCAAGGAGAGGCTCGGAGACATACGCTCTACCTTGTGTGGGACCTCTTGACGTACTCGCGGAGCCTGATGGCGTCCGTGTCGTATCCTCTGAGTTCTCCCTGACATAGGGACTGATACTGACACATCTTGCAGTTCCACGGGTAGAGGCTCTTGTATTTCTTGGTCTTTGGATTGCGTGCTTTACAGATGGCGCGAGACGCGGGGACGACGCACTCGTCCCAAATCGCTTTGACGGTCTCTATGTTGCGATATTCGTAGGTTGCCCTATACCACTCAATCTCAGCGAGTTTCGGCACCATCTCCTCCTCATAATCATCGGGGTTTATGCTGTTCTTCAGACAGAACGCCTTATATCGGTCCCATGTGGTCTTTATCTTCGCCCTTGATACCATGTTGTTCTTGAGGAGCACGGGGTCGATTGCAGGCGTGTTGCAGTGTTGCCAAGTCATGGTACCTGTGATGGGTATGCCCATTTTGTGGCACGCCCAACAGTAAACGCTGTTTTGGATGTTGTACGCCTCCTCGTCATCGGGTGCAAGGCTCTTTCTGAACTTGTAATCGGTGCACCACGTGAACCCCGTCTGCTTATCCCTCAGGATGGCATCAATAAAACCATGTAAGCCTCGGCTCCCCGCGCATGGCACGACGAAATGGAGTTCCAATGCGGGTATCTGCACTCCGTTCTTCTGTATGGTCAACACTTCGTACTTCAGCGGATTAAACTCCTGCAACGCCTGAATAAACACGGTGTATGCGTCCATCTTCATTTGCTCCAACTCGGGCATCTCCTCGTCCAAATGCGGTACGCTCTCCATATACTCGCGGTATGCGTCGTTAATTGCCGCGACCGCCTTGTTATAGAGTATCTGCATGACGGTTGACTCGTCCCTGTCTTCAGCATAGTCGCCCAACTCCCACAGGGTCTGCATAGCGACCTGCATGCCTTTATGACACAGTTTGCCAATCGTAAGGTATGCCCGCTCAACTCGCGGTGTTATCTCTTCGACATACCCATACTCCCATTTCTTGGCGCAGGACATATAGGTCTGCAGTTGCGATACCGACACCATAGCCACAGGGGTCTGAATATCTTCATCAAATAGGCATTTCGTATCTTTCATGGTTTGTCCTCCGCAGGTACATGGTAAATACAACCCTCGCAGTTATACTCCATGGTATCCTTATACTGACACACGCCGTGCTTACATATGTAATCGGGCTGAGGTTTGACGGGTTCTATCGGTACGCGGTATGTAACCTTCGCGCCACAATTGGTGCAGTGGCACTCATGGACGATACCCTCGCCCTCTTCGCAGTAGTCCTCGAATGAGAAATCTCCGTCCCAAACTACCGCCTTTTCTCCACAGTGAAAACATTCGTACATTGAATTAGTCCTCCTATTCTATTTTTGCATGCCATCTACCGTCGGGCATTTTCTCTACGAGACCCGACGCCTCAAGCTGTCTAATCTGCCTTGATATCGTGCTCCTGCCTTTTCCTGTTTGTGCGCACAGGTCCGACTGTGACAGGTCTTGGTTATGGAGCAGGTCGAGCAGGTTCGCCTGAGCGGGCTGTCGTTGCTCTGCCGCGGGTGCCATTTCGTATCCACGGGCGACGACTTGGTATTTCATCGGATATTGCGTCGAGATGTTGAAGGTCAACGATATCGGGTTTTGATTGCCCATAACCTTCGAATGTCGGCGCACGATTACTTCGTTCTGTGCTAACCTCGGGTTGCGCCTTACCTGCCATCCCGCCTCCAAGAACGCGTTCAAGAACTGTGAACCCCATGAGTCCTCACGGGCTGTGCTGTCGGGGTCAAGGTTCTTCTTGCTGTGGTGTGCGATTACGAACGAACAGCCGTATTTGTCACGCCACGACTTCAGAACCATCATTTGGTTGGCAAGGTCCGCCATGTAGTTATCGACTGCCGCGGTCGTTGAGTACAACGGGTCTATCATGATAACCTTGGGTCGTATAGTCGCAATTTGCTCCTCCAACTCCTCCAATACCTGTTTGTTGTCAAATCTCAGCATACGGCTCGGGTGTATATAAATCGGTAAATCGGGCATGACGGGGACCTGCCACTCGTCGCCATCCACATTTACACTTGCTCCCATCTTCTGCTCAACTATCAGCGCGAGTCTGTCGGTGAGTCCCGTGTGCGAGTCCTCCTGCTGTATAATCATGGTCGGACCTGTCTGATTAACAGCGAATTGACCTAAGAACGGCACGCCGCCTGATACCGATACGGCGAGGTCCAAGAGCATCCATGTCTTGTAACTCTCAGGTGGTGAGATTAAGAACGTTATCGACTTGTCGGGTAACCAATCTTCGACGAGCCAAGACACGCCCTCACCACCATACCCTTTCACGTAGTCGGTCATTTTCATGACGTCGAAGGTGTTGGGCTTTTCTTCCTGCACTTGGTCGTCCACGAACTCCAACCGTGTAAACTGTGCAGGACCACCTACATGCGACCTTTCAATCGATTTGATTGTCGTCCTGATTTCGTGTATCGGGAGCGGCGGGTCGTTGCGCTCATTCCACTCCATGAGCAGTGCCTCAACGATATCGGCATTCATGCCCTTCTTGAAGAAATAGCCTGCAAGCCTAGCGCATGCGTCGTTCCTGCCGCCTTCCGATACGCCTCGGAGTGTTTCTGTTATCCAACCGTCCCCTTGTGCCTTGGGCTGTGCCTGAATGTCAAGGAGACTATTCGGAAAGGCTCCCGCCATGCCTCTCTTTATCCACTCATACCGACCGCCGCTCGGATGAACTGTCGGAGGTAGAACAATAAACCCTCCGTCGGCTCTCAGGTCCACTCCGTCGAACAGCCCGACTCGGTTGCCGACATGGGATACATGGGTCGGGTATTGGTAAAATAGATGGTACCCGCCTGAGCCTGTCCTGCTGTACATCTGTGTTGGGTATTTCTTGAGCAGTTCTTCTATCGGTATCCTGCAGTAGCTTTCGACATCGAGAACCACTATGTTCGAGATTTTACCCGTCACAACTCCTACACCTGCCCCTGCAAGGTTGGTAAACCAACTCTGTACGTTGGCTTTCGTGGCTCTCGTCCTGTTGTATTGGAGCCAATTCGTCATAAACGGGCGTTTCTCCTCAGGTTTGACGGGAAGAACGCTCCAACCGTTCTCAAGATACTCGTTTGCGTAGTCTAGTATCTTCATTCTTCCTCGTCCTTTCCTGCCTCTCTGAATAACTCGTATGTGTGTACTTTGTACAGGTTCGCATACTTGATAATCGCCTCTTCCGACAGCGACCTTCCGCCGCTTTCATGTCTTGAGATTGCTGATACCGTGTAGCCTGTCAATATGCTCACTTCCTGCAGTGTCAGTCTTGACCTGTCACGCAACTCGCGCAATCTATTTTCGGGTGCTGAATTGTCTTTCATGAGTCGTACCTCCTTTCCTGTCTCATTATACCACCTGTCAACAACGGTGTCAAGCGTATCTTTACCAATACCTTCTCGGCTTTCCAAGGAAGTCCGCGTCATACCTGTTGCGGCGGTCCTTCTTCTCAGCCTGATTTTCACGCACATATTTCTGATACGGCTCGCATTTGTCGTGGTACGGACCACAACCCTTCTTCTCACAGTCTTTACACGGGCAATACGCCATGGTCGCTCCTCCTTTTCGTTCTTCTCTTGTGTTCTTCTATCCGCTGTCGGACCTCCTCATATAGGCTCGGGCTGAGTTCGGGTAGTTCTTCCATCATGACCTTATAGACGGTTGACATCGGACAATGAATGTAGTCGGATATCTCCCACAGGGTAAAATCTCGGTATATCATCAGCCCTGCTCCCTGAGTTGCTATGGTCTTTCGCTCAATCTGTGACAATGTATAGTGCCTCATGTCTGCCTCCTTTACTTCAGCGAACTGAAATCGACCTGCCCTGCCTGAATATCTTCAATCAGGTTGCGTTTTCTTATGAGCGATTGATACATCAACTCGTCAACCGTGCCGCGTGCGATGTAGTGGATAAATGACACGGGTCGGGTCTGATTTGGTCGGTATAGCCTCGCTCGACTCTGCTCATACAAATATAGGTGCGGGAGTGAGTAGTAAATGGCGTGGTTGGCTTTGGTGAGGTCTATTCCCTCAGAACCCGACTGCACCTGAATTGCCAAGACCGCGCCTGTGGTCTCGCGCCACTGCTCCAACTCATTCTTCGCTCCTGACACCTCGAATACGTCTCTCTTGGCTTTTCTTGCCGCGACGTGCACGGCGTCGAGGTCGTGCCGAAAAACGCAGAAAACCACCACGGAAGCCTCAGGAGATATATCCGTGAGGTCCTCGGTCAATTGGTCCCTCTTCGCAGTATTGAGTTCCTGTATTCTCTCAGGTTCGTTCGGTCCATCCGTTACCATACAGAAACCCGATGTGATTTGTTGCTGTCTGAGTATCTTGCCCAACACGTTTTTGACCACGATTACACTCTCTCCGCATGCGGCAATAAACTCCCTGCCCAACTCCCTCAGCGTGTCCATGTCCTTCTTGGGGAGATAGACACCCCTCTCAATCGGCGGCAACTCAGGCGGCAACTTCAGCCGCTCGTAGATGTCCGACATCTTGCAGGTATATGCTATCGAGTCAAACTTGCGGTCCAACTCATGCAGGTTCTTATACCCTACGATAAATCGGCGTTCGGGACCGCCTAGGATGGCGTACTGCTCCTTAAATGTGTCGTATCGGGTACCGAATATCGACGGGTCTAGAAACCTGTACTGCCCATATACGTCAAGCGGCGAGTTTGCCATCGGCGTCCCGCTGAGACACATTTTGTATGGCGTGTGCTTTCCTAGCAGTGCCAAGTATTTGGACACCTTGCTCCCTGCCGATTTGGCTCGGTGGCTCTCGTCAAGGATTATGGCGTCGGGCGCGAATATCCTCAGCGCGTCCCCCAACTCAGCCCGCCACACGATGTCGTAATTCACGACTATAAACACCTTGTCACATTCGGTCGGTACGTCGTCCATAACTCCTCCGACTGTCAATGCTTTTTGGTGGATGGTGCCATTTATCAGACTATAACAAGCCCAACTGTCCTCAGGATGGAACATGCGCAGGTTCTTCTCCCATACCTTGTCCACCAAAATAGATTTAGGACACACGACCAACACGGTGCGTATGTCCTTTCTCTCAAAAACAGTATCGAGCGCGGTTCTCGTCTTACCTGTACCCATTCCCATATTCAGCATGACGAACGGGTGTTTCAAGGCGAACTGAAATGCCTCTTCTTGGTTCTCCCAACGGGGTTCGACCATCTGTACCTTTCCTCCTTTCCTAAAAAAGAGAGGCGGCTTTTACGCCGCCGCTCCTGTCCTTGCTAATGCCTGCAGTATCACGTTCATCATTCCCGTGTGGAAAGTAACTGTCATGAACTTGCCTTCTTCCTTGGTCGCTGAGTTGCCTGTCGGCTCCCTGTGAGTAATGAAATCGGTGTAGGCGTTGATTACACCCCAAGCCGTGCCGCGGAAGTTGCCGTTGTCGTCTGCGTTGTAGGCGTTCATGAACTTGGTCCTTGCGACTTCGAGGCGGTTCCTCTTGTAGGCGTTCATTTCGCCCGTCTTATCCGTGGGGAACAGGTCCTCCATGACCTTCTCAAGCTGTTCGGACGTGAGTTTGATACCTACGTACTGCTGAGCCATGACGTTGATTTCTTCCATATAGTTTGCGCTCATTCGGAGTACCTCTCTTGCCTCAGCCAACTTGCTCTCGGCGTTCTGTACGTGACGGATTGTGACCGTGTTCTCGGTATTCTTGAAAGCGAAGTTGAATTGGTTCTGACAAACTATCCTCAGCGGGCAAATGGCGGCTGTAATCTTGACTTTGCCGTTAAAGCCATTGCGGAACAGTACGTGAGGTGTGAAGGCGTCGCCTAAGATGTTGACCTCGGGGAGTTTGCCGATGATGTAAACCATGCCGTTCTCGGTCTCGCCTGCCTTCTCGAACTGCAGTTCGTCGCCCATGTAGCTGACGAAATCGAACGCCTGTCTGTTTTGGATTATCTCGAACTTGTCGGATACCACGTCGTAAATGTGGTGGTCGCTGTCCCTGACGGTTGCGTATCTGTTGGGGATTGCCTCAGGTCTGTCCTTGTCGTCGATGACGCAAACGGGTTCTTTGTAAACCCCGTAATCGAGTCCGCTCGCCTTGAGCACCTGCTCCATGTTCTTGCACTCAGAGACGTCCTTGCCGATTGCGTGCCAAGTTGTTGTTCTGTCAACGAAAATGTGTTCTGCCATTGTTATATCCTCCTTAATGGTCTTAAAAATAGATTAGGTTGGTGGGAATAGGAAAGGGGTCCCTTATACGAGACCCAATTCCTTGATGATTGCCTTGCCGAGTTCCGTGAAGCCGAAGAACTTGCACTTCTTGCCGTTGACCTTGCCCTGTCCGACGTAAATGAGGTCCTTCTCACGGAGGGTGCTGACCATCGCGCCGACAACCATTGCGTTCATGATGTCTGCAACTGTGTCGCAGTAAAGGTCTGTATAGAATGTGCTGTCTGCACCCTGTACGAACTCGTCGGATGTGGGTATCTTGTTCAGGAATGCGACCTGATTGGTTGTGAGGGTGACGTCCGCGATTTTGTCATCAGCGAGTACGATAGTTGCTGTGAATGCGGCGTTCTTCTTGGCTTTCTTAGCCTTTGCCTTAGGTGCCTTCTTGGCGTCTGCCTTTTCAGCCTCTGCCTTGGCGTCTGCCTTAGCCTGCTCGTACTCTGCCTTGGGGATTCTGACCTTCTTGTCGGAATTGAACTTGTAGCAGTAACCTGTCTCGCTCATTGTGTACTCGATGCCGTTGAATGTGAAGTTTGTCATTGTCTTGTCCTCCTATGACTTGATATTTGATTTGATGTCGGGCTTTGCCCCTGACACCACCATTATAACATGACGGGCATACCCCTGTCAATTATACCCTTGACAACCCCGACAAACTCTGTGCAGTTGCACAATCCTCAGCGGGTCTAATTTGTGCACTTTGCACAATTACCAATCTACGGCAAGGTCCACGCCGTTCGGGTAGTCCGCGACGAACTCGCCTGTATCTACCACGATGGCGTCACCCAATGAAGTTGGGATAATCGTCCCACGCGGTCGGGTCTTCCAATTCGCGGCACACATGACGTACAGCCCGAGCATTTTGGCTCCATCATCCCGCGTCCACTCAGGGTATTCCTCCTCGCTGTAACCCAACTCACGCATGTAAGCAACGCAGTTGCCCATATAGAGGTTGTAGTAGGTCTCCCTGCCGCTTGGACCCATGTATCCGCCGCGTTCCTTGGTTATCCTGTCGCCCCAATCGTTCGCAGGTGTTACCCAACCCCTCGCCACACACTCGTCATACCACTCCTGATTGCTGAACTTGCAAATAGGCGTGGGCTTGGGTGTTGGTGTAGGTGTGCAGGTTGGCGTAGGCGTCGGGGTCGCAGTCGGTGTCGGGGTCGGAGTTATCTTCAACTCGACGATTTCCGACTGCAGGGAGGATATCTCCGCCTTGTATGCCTTCTCCTTTGCATTCAGCGTGTCGAAGAAACGGACCGCCAACAGCGTGCCGCACATCGTGACAGTATATACCACCACGAATGTTACAATCGGTTTATTCATCGTCGTTCACCTCGCATGTCTCGCAGTCTTTGCCAAACCCCTTGCATGAGGCGCAGGTCCGCGGCTCCTCCTCGCACTCGAACGGTGGCTCGTCCCAATGCATATCTCTATACTCCTCAGGTGTCATCATTCGTTCTTCTCCTTTTCAACTCCTGCACCTCTTCCATCTTCTGCTTATACGCTAGGACGAGCATGCAAGTCCAAACCCAAAATGTGATTGCCTGAAATACATTGAGGCAAATGCTAATCGTTAATGCTGTGTTCATTCTTTGTTCTCCTTTCTCATATCTGCACCGCAATTAGGACAATAGTTAAACCCGTATTCTTTGGAATAAAGATAATGCACTTCGTCATCAATCGACATTTTGCAAAAAGGACAGTAAAAATGGTCGGCGTCATCCACCTACTCGCCTTGCGGTCTTTCATTCTTCTTTACCTCCTTTTCTAACAAATCGGCAACCTTAATAACCGCAATCGGTTGGTGACTATCTTCTTCTCTGATAAAAAACATTTTGTCACTGATTTCGTCTTTTGAAATTTCAATCGTTCTCATATTTCACCTATAACCTTTCTGATGTATTTAGGACATTCCAAACATTCTTTACAAATAGAACCCCATTCTGTCGGTTCAGTAGTTGCACCTAAACAACATTTCACAATCTCGCCTTTAGCGTTTCGCTCTTCTGCCATTCTGCCTGCGTGCTTTTCTCCTTTAAAAACTTTGCACCTTGCATACTGAATATATTTATATTGGTAACTCATTCTTCTTTACCTCATATCTGCTCCGCAGTATGCGCAGTAGTTGATATATACTTGCGCTCTCGGTTTCCTGCATACAGGGCATATCACGTCATGTGAAATACCCGTTGTGCTGTCGAACATCACGAACTCCCAATGGTTCGGCTCTTCCGTCCGCGTGACCTCAGCCCACAGGCATTTCCTGTCGTACTCGTCATTCTTACCGAAGAACTTGGATGGCGTGTGGCTACCCTCATAGGTATTCCAACCTAATCGGGTCGTGTAGTGCACGCCGCAGGCGTATGACAGGTTGCCGCACTCGTCAAACCTCACTACCAAGTAGTTACCGTTCTTCTCAGGCGGCTCCTCTATGCATGATTTCCAATCCGTGAAGTGTATCATTTGTTGCTCCTTTCATCAATCCACTCGACTATGAGCGGTCCGAAATACATGACCGCCACTCCTACACCAAAACCGATGACCGCATAAATCGCGTGTCCGAAGAACTCCAATGCTCCGTCCATTATGCTCTCCTCCTCTCAATGTCGTGCGCCAACTGTTCGGGAGACACGTGCAGTATCTCCGAAAGCCTCCAAAGGCACTTCTCTTGCGTCTGCTCGTCGAGCGAGGGCTGTTGTGCGTCCCTCAAAGAGAGCGCAAGAAAAAGCCCGTTCCACGTCATGCTCTCGGGGACGTCCTCAGCCGCGTCTGCTCCAAGGGTCCGTTCAACCCATTCCTTTACTGTCTCGTTCATATCTCTACCCCGTATTCCTCAGCGAGTTCCGCGAAGTGCTCCATGATGTAAAAGCAATTCTCCCTCGTCAGGTCCGTGCACGAAAGGTCGCACACCACGCTTACCGCGAACATGTTGGTCACACCGCTGTCCCTGATGGATACGTAATCTTCAAACTGCTCTCTTGTGGGTTTAATCTCTGCCATGGTCATTTGTCCTCCTGTTCTATCTTGGCGATTTCATCGCGTACTTCTCTCATGTCGTTGCAGGAACAATAAAACTGTCCGTTGACCCCAATCTCGTAGTGGTCGGCTACCTTGTTAACCTCAATACTCTTCATGTCTCAAATGCTCCTCTCTCGTCATTGTGCGCCACTCGGTGTAGTTGCGTATCTCCTCAGCGGTCGCGAGCCGTATCTTTGACGGTCTCCCGCCGTGGCGGCTCCACACGTTGGTGGCAATCTCAAATGCCTCTCCTCGGCTCTTCGCGGGGATGACATCCCAAAACTCCTTAGACACTAGGTCCTCAATCTTCACTGCATAGTAGGTTTCTGCCATCTTCGTCCTCCTTTCTTCACTCGATTGCGCCGCGTTTCTTGAGGTCGATGTGGCACCAATGGTTGACGTGTTTCGGCTCCCAAGTCTTAAACTTCTCCATCCAATTGTCATACCACTCCTCCTCGTACTCTATGTCTTCCTCCTGCTCCCTGATACTCAGCGAGTCAGGCGCGTATCCCGCGTCCAAATCTGCCTGCAGGTTCCTTCTCAAGGTTGCGAGGATAGATTGCCTATCCTCACACCACATGTTAAACCACTTCATTTCGTCCGCTTTAGCCATCGTCCGTCCTCCTCTCAGCCGTTGCAGTCTATCTGTGCGATAGCCTCTATCCAATCCTGCTCGTCGGCGGTCCCGTTCTCCAAACGGTCCGCAATACCGTAAAGGTTGAACTGCTCCTCCTCTGTCATGCCGTATTCGTCGGCGTCATCGGCGAAGGCTCTGCAGTTGCGTATTAACACGTTCTTCAGATACTGCTCTACTGTCTTTTTCATGGTTCTCGTCCTCCTGTTCATGCTAAAATGAGTTCGTATTCCAAGCGGTGCTTGTACTCGCCCTTGGGTTCGAGGGTCTCGCACAGGTCCTGCTCGATGGCGTTCTTGACGCGTGCCTGCATTTTGGGTGTCCTGATATCCTTAAGGATGATTGCCATCCTGTTCTCAGCAACGGGTACGAACCTGACGACCACGCTCGTCGCCCTCTGCTCTCTGCATATCCTCTCGATTATACCCTGAATGGCTTTTGCTCTCTCAATCTTTGTCATTGCTCTGTCCTCCTGAGTTGTATTCGGGGTTCTACCCTACCCCATTATAACATGAAGAGGCATATCCTGTCAAGTATGCCTTTGACAAATATGCCTCCCCGATGTCTCAAGCCAACTGCTGTTCAATTCTTACGGCGTACCCCTCGGCATTCAGCCGCTCCACCAATCTCCTCGCGTCCTCCTTGGAGAAACAGCACTCCACTTGGTCCTTGGTCCACCACCACTTGCGGTAATAAACCCAAAATACGTACTCAACTCCTGTCAACATCATCACTCTGTCCTCCTTCACTGTACGCTCATGATGTCAAATGTCTCGCGTCTTACTCTGTTGTAGTATTCAGTAGTGGTCTCGCCATCGGTGCAAGGGTCGACATCGATTATCCTCCCGTCACGACAATTCAGCGAGAAAATCTGCTCCTTGCGGAACTTCTCCAACACTGCGCTGACAATGCGCTCCTTTACTGCCATCGAAACTGCCATTATCCTGCCCTCCTTATATCCCGTATGCTGTTGTAATTGCTCTGCAAATAGCCCTGTCGTCAATCTCGTCTCCGTCTATCCTGAGTGTTGCGGTTGTCATGGGGTATCCTATGTGCTGAGCGTAGAGGTTGCCGTTTAACGCCCAAACCATGTACCGCTCACCACCTATCTCGTATGTTACATATCTTGCCATATCTCTGCCCTCCTCAGTATACCTTGTAGTTGCTGTTGTCGAACTGCTCGTCCCACTCCCTGTCTGCCTTTGCTTGGTCGCGGAACCACTTCAACGCTAATATCTTGGTTATCGGTCCCTCCACCTTTACCCACCTGTCGAAGATGTCCTGCGTCCAAATCTCGCAGTAGGTCCTGCCTCCCTCGTCATAGTGGCTGAATGCCAAATCTATGAACTGCTTGTATGTGATGTTTCCGAGTGGCATCATTGTCTTGTCCTCCTATTGGTTGAATTGTGGGACTTCTCCCACTTACAATTATACCACAGCCCGTCTCTCTTGTCAAGTGTATCCTTGACAGAAAATGCTCCGAGACCGTGTTGCGTTGCATGTTGTATTCATGCAACAACTCCTCTGAGGTGCTTGCTGTTGTATCGATACAACACGGAATACAACTGTCAAACGCTCTCAGGGAGAAGGCGTCCGTCGGGACGGGCTGAGCGGGGCTGTTGCGTCAATACAACAGGTTGTTGCACCCTGCGTTTGGTTGTTTGTTGTGTTGTATTGCAATCCCCTTGGGGATGCAACACAATACAACAACACAACGCCGACCATACAACGGGAGGGTCATCGATTTGACAACCCCTCCCGTCAAAAGTCCTGTCAACCTTGTGTACTTGACGTCTCCTGCTCGCGTGTGTTATAATCAGCTTGGAGGTAGTTCTTTATGGCGTACTTAGACTTCCCTGATGACTTGAAAGGACAGAAGGACCGCAAGGCGTTTTGGCTCTCTGAAGAGGGTTTAATCTTGATTGCGGGTTGGCGCAGAAATGGAGTTGCGCTCACCGAGATTGCCGAGAAGAACATCGGCATAAGCAAAACAGCTTTTTGGGGATGGTATAAGCAGTCCGAAGAACTCCGCAAGGCATGCTCTGTGGCGAAGGACGTTGCCGACCTAGCAGTTGAGGACGCCCTTTGGCGTCGCGCTGTCGGTTACGACTATTGGGAGGAGGTATACGACCTCATTGAGGGCGAACTCCGACTCTCCCGCAAGCTGAAAAAGCACATGCCTCCCGACACCAAGGCAATCATGCAGTGGCTTTTCAACCGTATGCCGCTCCAATGGCGTGCGTTGCAGGAGCCTTTGCAGGACACTCAATACACGGAAACAATTAAAAACATCCTCATTGCTATGAAGGAGGTTGCCGAGAACGGCGAGTCCAAGTCGGTGGAGATTAAAGAGAATGAAGAGACCTGATAGCACATATATGGGCGTGTATCGGCAATTTACGACGCATACGTCGGTACACGCCAAGTGTGCTTCAATATAGGTGCCGATATATGCAGACATCTTTCGAACTCACACCCAAACAGGCTGAATACATCAGGAACGCCACTCACCGTTGGAATGTGGCGTGCGGCGCAGTGCGTTCGGGCAAGTCTCATTGCCAAGTAGCATACTGCATACCCTCCCGTGTGGTCGAGAGACACAATCTCCGCGGGTTGAAGGTTATACTAGGCGCGACCCGTGCAAACATCGAGAGAAACGTACTTCAGCCCATGCGGGACATGTACGGAGACTCAGTGGCATCCGCGATAAACTCACAAAACAATTGCCGCATACTTGGAGAGAAGGTTTACTGCATTGGCGGCGATAACATCAGACAGGTGGCGAAGATACGAGGCTCCGAAATTGCGTATTGTGCAATCGACGAGGCGACCGACCTCAACGAAGAGTTGTTCGAAATGCTAAAGTCGAGACTTTCGCTCCCGTGGTCATGCTGTGACGCGACTACAAACCCCGCCTCACCCAACCATTGGTTCAAGCAGTTCCTCGACTCCGCTGAGAATGGGGTTGACATCTACTGTCAGAACTACACGATATACGACAACCCGTTCCTGCCGAAAGAGTATGTGCGCAATTTGGAGGCTGAGTACGCAGGAACCGTATGGTTTGACCGATACATTCTTGGAGAGTGGACCCTCGCAGAGGGTCTTGTCTTTCCCAACCATAAAAAAGCGATTGTCTCATTTGTGCCTCCGACCCCACAGGAGTACGCGATTTCACTAGATTATGGAACCTCCAACCCGTTTGCCGCGCTCCTGTGGGAGAGGCACGGAGAGGTATGGTACGCGGTCAAGGAGATATACTACTCAGGCAGGGACACGGGTGTACAGAAGACCGACGATGAATACCTCACCATGTTGGAGAACCTGATTGAACCCATAAAGCCTTCGCTCATTGAAAGCGTGTACAACACGTTCGGCGGTTACGCTGAGACCATTAACCGCATACCCGTTATCGTGGACCCCTCAGCGGCTTCATTTATCGCCCTGCTGAGGCAGTCCAAGTGGTTCCGAGTCCGCGAGGCGGACAACTCCGTGCTTGACGGTATCCGCAACACGTCAACCGCAATCGAGCGTGGCGTGGTTAAGGTCTTGAACGTGTGCACGAATTGGATTAACGAGGCTCAGTCCTACGTATGGGACGAGAACGCCTTGGAGGATAGACCGATAAAGGACAACGACCACCTCATGGACTCCATGCGCTATTTTGTGCAGACCATGAGACTCGTCAGGAACAACGAACCGTATATATCACCATTCACAGGAGGTGTCAGATGATTACATATCAGGACTTCGAGAAAGCCACGGACAAAAGGGCGTTCATAATCGACGCAATTGCCCGCCATCAGGTGGACCCGTTTACACAGACCGCCTTGGTTGCCGATCTCTATGACAGACAGCGCAACAAGACGATAAATGAATACGTCAAGATTATCTTCAATCTATTCGGACAGTCGATGGAGGACTTCACCGCCTCCAACAACAAAATCGCGAGCAACTATTTTCACCGCTTGAACAAGCAGAGATGTACATACTCCTTGGGTAACGGTATCACATTCGCGAGCGCGGAGCGCGTGAAACAGCCCGACGGGTCCTACATCACTAAGGACGTTGTAAAGGACCGCCTCGGGAGCAAGTTCGACACCGACCTTTCAAAGCTGTGCTACAAGGGTCTCATTCATGGCGTGTCCTTTGGTTTTTGGGACGTTGACCGCATGTACGTCTTCCCGATTACGCAGTTCGTGCCGCTGTGGGACGAGACCTCAGGCAAATTACGTGCAGGTATCCGCTATTGGAGGCTTCATCCCGACAAGCCGCTGATAGTCGTACTCTACGAGGAGGACGGGTACACGAAGTATCAGTCAGACACTGCAGACGGTTCGAGCGGAGAACTCCGAGAGATACAGGCGAAGAAGAAATACATAACCACCGTACAGACGACCGAGGCAGATGGCGTTATCGCTGAGGAAGGCGGCAACTATTCAACCCTCCCTGTCATACCCTTTTGGGGTTCGGACCTCAAGCAGAGCACGCTCGTCGGCATGCGTGAGAAGATTGACTCCTTCGACCTTATCCGCTCAGGTTTCGCGAACGACCTCACGGACTGCTCCGAGATTTATTGGATTGTCGAGAATTGCGGCGGCATGAATGACGCAGACTTGGCAAGGTTCCGTGACCGCTTGAAACTACATCACATCGCAAGCATTCAGAATGCGGGCGACGGTGCCAAGGCGGTGCCGTACACGCAAGAGATACCCTACCAAGCGCGGAAGACATACCTCGACGACATCCGTGCAGGTATCTACGAAGACTTTGGCGGCTTGGACGTCCACACGGTTGCCGCAGGAGCCACCAATGACCACATTGACGCGGCATATCAGCCGATGGACGAAGAGGCGGACGACTTCGAGTATCAAATCATCGAGTTCATACAGCAACTCTTGGCGTTGTTCGGAATTGACGACACGCCGATTTTCTCCCGCAACCGCATATCCAATCAGAAGGAGCAGGTTGAGATGGTTGCTTTGGAGGCTAATTGGCTTGACGAAGAGACCATTCTCCGCAAACTCCCGAACATCTCTCCCGACGAGGTTGAGCAGATACTCCTCAGGAAGGCTCAGGAGGGAGCCTCCATCTATACCAAGGACGAAGGAGAAGGCAACGACGGAGGAGAGACGCCCGAGGAAGAGGAGGAAGAGGACGTCTGATATACCCCCGAGGCGCGGAAAGGCACTTTCTTGGGCTTCGTCCGTTTGACGCGACGTAAAGCCCGTGCACACGAAAGAGGCACGAAGGAACGCAAAAGGAGAGGACCATGGCAGACGAAGGGCAGAAGAAGAACGACAAAGAAATCGCGAGAATAGAAGGGCAGATAAAGAATGTTTACGGTCAAGCGCAGAAAGAAATCGACGCCAAGCTTAAGGACTTCGAGGAGAAGTTCAAAGTTAAGAAAGACATCTACTATCAGAAGTACAAGAACCATGAGATAACTCAGAAGGACTACAACTCATGGCGTGCGGGTCAACTGTTCCAAATGGAGCAGTGGAAAGCCAAGCGCGACCAAATATGCGAGGTCCTGCACAACGCCAACGAGCAAGCCGCCAACATAGTAAACGGCGGGACCATCTCAGCGTTTGCAGGAGGAGCCAATTGGACCGCCTACGAGTTGGAGCACGGTGAAGGCGTCAACTTTGGTTTCGGACTCTACGACGCCAAGACCGTCACGAGCCTCATTAAAGATAACCCGCAGATACTCCCGAAGTGGAAGATTGACGAACCAAAGGAGTACATATGGAACAAGCAGAAGGTTAACAACTGCGTCACTCAGGGTATAATCCAAGGCGAGAGCCTGCAGGACATCGGAAAGCGGATTGCCGAGGTTACATGCAATCAGAACATGAACCTCGCCATGACGCACGCTCAGACCGCGATGGGAGGAGCGCAAAACGCAGGCAGAATGCAACGACTGCAGGACGCGAAGAAACTAGGGATAAACGTGGTCAAGGAGTGGATGGCGACGCTCGACGGACACACAAGAGACTCACACGCAGAAATCGACGGGGAGCAACAGCCCGTGGGCGACAAGTGGCATCACATCAAGTTCTCAAATGGTTGTGAGTATCCGTGCGACCCGAACGGACCCGCGCACGAAGTGTTTAACTGCAGGTGCGCTTTAGTCGGAGATGTCACGGACTACCCTGACGAATATCAGCGGTACGACAACATTGACGGGGAACCCATTGAAAACATGACCTACAAGGAGTGGGAGAAACTCAAGTTCGCCGACAAAATCGCCGCTGAGAACGCGAAAGAGGCTGAGAAGGTACAGGACAAAATCGACGCGAAGAACGCAGAAATCGACGCCAAACAGCAGGAAATCGAGGACGCCAAAGTGCAAATCGAGATGGTCGGCGCAGACGCCGAGTTCGTAGGCATATGGAAGGATACAGTTACCTATGCCGATTGGGACGCCAAAAAAGACTCCATCGAGGCTAAGAGAGACTATTACAATCAACAGATAGACAAATATCAAAACGTCAAGGAAGACCGATTACAGCAGTTTGCGGACGACATTGGTGAAGACAAGGACGCTTGCAGAGACCTTTATGACCGCATTGAGTATTGCGAGTTGAACGGTTTGGACGTAATTACCGACAACGATATACAGGATATCCTTATGGGTATGGGTCTCGACGTTGATGACATCGAGGACATCTCGCTGATTTTTGAAGGCGTAAATAAGGACTTGATGTGGTCGATAGACAAACTGAGTGCTCTTGACGAGTTTGAAAAACACGGCGAGTTGTATTCCGACATGCTCAAGGACTACCAAGCCCTGCAGGATGAGTTAAAAGACCTGCAAGGCGAACTTAAGGACCTGCAGAGCGAATATAACGCGCTCATACCATCCTCAGGTCCTTTCGATGGGGACGCGTACTCACAGCAGAGGAAGGACGACGCATTGTGGGCGCAGTCCGCGAAAGAGGCAGACGACGCGCTCAGAGGCTACACGGGCGAGGTATGGCAGAATGCAGGTCAGGATGAACGCCGTGCGGCTTACGACTACACGTCAGGGTCAGGCGGTTTTAACCGACCCCTCCGTGGTTATGATGGCAGTTGGTATGACAACAAGGGTATCGGCAACGTGCCTTTAGATAACGAGAGACGCGGACAAGAGATACTAGACCTTACCAACCTCATTGACAAATGCGAACTCCCGCAGGATACGTGGCTTCAGCGCGGTGTTGATGGTGACGGTTTGGCGGGTTTCTTGGATATACCTAAATCGTTAATAGCCACAGGGTCTCAGGAAGATTTGGAAAACGCCCTGCTTGGAAAGGAAGTCTCCGACCCCGCATTTATGTCGTGCGGCTCCTCCAAGGGACGGGGTTTCGGTGGCAGTATCATTAACGTCTATTGCCCCGAGGGTACGAAGGCGATATACGCCGAGCCGTTCTCCGCATACGGACGCGGTGACGGTAGGAATTGGGATGGTATATCTATGCAGAAATCGTTCGGTAGCGAGGACGAGACCATCTTGCAGAGGAATACGTATTTTAGGGTTGATAAAGTCGAACTCTCAACGGACCATTGGGGAGACCGCAAGATATATATTGACGTTTCGGTCATCGACCAAAGACCCGATGAAATCAAGTACAATTAATGCGGCGGTCACGCTGTGGTATAATGGGATAGAAGGAGGACGACAACGATGGCACATTGGGATGACGAACAATTCAAGACGCAGGCACCGCCGAAAAACAATCAGTGCGCGACCTGCAAGTATAGGGCAAAGCCCGTAAAGGTCATGGGACGCACGATAGACAGGTCGGGCTATGCTATGTGCGACAAATACAAAGCAAAGCCGAACGACATCGTTTGGGGTCGCGCTCCATGCCCGCAGTATGAGAAGGAGTAAGCATGGGTCTAGAAATCAAAATCAAGGACAACAAGGACGAGATTGAAAGAGCCATTGGCTCAGCGATTTACAAGTCCTTGGAAGAAATCGGTGTCAAAGCCGAGAAATACGCCAAGGCTCTGTGTCCTGTCGGAACCTCCGAGAGTACAGGCAAAAAAGGCTATCGAGGTGGCACGCTGAGAAGGTCGATTACCCATGATGTATATATGGACAGCGATGGCAAAGGCACGCTCGTTGTCGGTTCTAACGTTGTTTATGCTCCGTATGTTGAGTTAGGTACGGGTCCTTATTTTACCCCGCCGCCTGAGTGGGAGTCGTTCAAGACTCCGAAAGGGAGCGGAGTCGGACATGCATACGTTCATGCTCGTCCGTTCCTCAGACCCGCAATAACCGACCATATATCGACATACAACAGCATAATCAAGCACAACTTAAGCGGTTCTTAGTGTTGCATTGTTTTGTCATTGTCAATACAACACGGAACATAGAGAACCCCAAGACCCCTTCGTCCTCAAGGTCTTGGGGTTTGTTGTATCATTACAACTGTCAATACAACCGCATGCAACGAGGTCAGAGGTTGCCGTGTTGTGTTGTATTGCAACATTCTTAATGATGCAATACAATACAACAGCAACAGACCTGCAACGCCCCGAGATGTCAAGGCTTTGGCATTGACAAAACGCTGTTTTCATGGTATAATGAGGATGGATATATACATCCGACAGTTCATATGTGAAAAGAAACTCACCCGAAGAAAAGGAGAATGAACAAATGGCATTGACAAGAGAGTTTTTGAAGGGCATGGCGTTAACCGAGGAACAGATTTCCGCCATTATTGGTGAACACGTCGGCACGACCGACAAAATGAAAGCCAAGATACAGGAGTTACAAGCCGACAGCGACAAACTCAAGACAGTTCAGAAGGAGTTGGACGACTTGAAGAAGTCAGGCGGTAATTGGGAGGAGAAGTACAACAAAGAGCATGCAGACTTTCAGAAGTACAAGGAGGAGGTAGCCACGCAGGAGAAAATAGGCAAGACCCGTGCGGCGTACTCAGCCCTGCTGAAGGAGAACAACATCGGTGAGAAGTACATCGACAGCATACTCCGTGTGACCGATTTTTCCAAGATGGAACTCGACGACAAAGGCAGTCTTAAGGATGCCAACGCTCTGTCGGAGAGCATAAAGTCCGATTATAGTGGCTTCGTGGTCAACACAGCGACACACGGAGCAGGAACAGAAACGCCTCCGAGCGACCCGAATGTTATGACGAAAGAGGCATTCGAGAAACTCTCGCTCAGCGAGCAGATGTCCTATGCAAATGCACATCCGTCCGAGGCGTCAGCATTTCTTAAGTAAAGGAGAATTAAGGTATGGCAGTATTTGACTCTAAGAATTGGAACTCCGAGGTTTTCGGTAAATATCTTGAGACGGTTCCGAGAGTAAAGCAGAACGCATTTTTAAAAGCAGGCATCCTCCGTGGCAGACCTGAGTTGAAGAGCATGCTCACAGACCAAACAGGCGGCAACTACATCACAGTTCCCATGACGGGTCTCCTTGGTGGAGATGTCCTCAACTACGACGGTTCAACAAACATCACAGCAGACGGTCTTGAGACCTACCTGCAGAGCATGATTGTTGTAGGTCGTGCCAAGGCTTGGAAGGAAAAGGACTTCACCTTTGACATCACAGGCAAGAACTTCATGGAGGAAATCGGTAAGCAGGTCTCCAACTATTGGGACGATATCGACCAAGAGACAATCCTCGCAGAACTCGAAGGTATCTTCAAGTGCGGCGATGACGGTTTTGCTACAAGGCATACACTCGATATCACAAGTGCGGTAACACCTACAGTTGGTGCCACAACTCTCAATAACGCAGTACAGAAAGCCGCAGGTGCTAACAAGAACATCTTCACGATGGCTATCATGCACTCTGTTGTCGCTACAACACTTGAGAACCTGCAGATACTCGAGTACAGAAAGCAGACAGACGCTGAGGGTATTCAGCGCACAGTCGCTCTTGCAGATTGGAACGGCAGAACAGTCATGATTGACGACGACGTGCCGACATCCAATGTCGAGACCACAGCAGGTGTTTACGGTGCTACAATCTCTACAGCCGCCTCCGCAGGTGACAAAATCGAAATTAACGGTGTAACGCTCACATGGATTGCGAACGGTGAGACACCCGCCGCAGGTGAGATTGCTCTTCCTTCTACAAATAACGCCGCAAACGAGGCTTCAGCACTCGTAACCGCGCTCAATGCGTCTGAGGACACAAGACTTTCTCACTACACATGGAGCAACACAACGGGAACTCTCAAGGCAACAGAGGACAGCGGTCACTATGGCGAGGGTCCTATCACTGTTCTTGCTACTAAGGGTGAAGGTGGAACGATGGTTGTTGGTGCAGTTGAGACGATTACAGCACCCGTTCTTTCTACAAACTACACTACATATATCCTTGGTCAGGGTGCCTTCGATTATTGCGATTGCGGTGCAAAGGTTCCTAACGAGACATACAGAGACCCGAAGGTTAACGGTGGTGAGGACATGCTCATTACAAGACAGAGAAAACTCTTCGCTCCTCGCGGTTTCTCATTCTCAATGCCTACACCTGCAATTGTTTCACCTACCAACACTCAGCTTAAGGCGAACGGTGCTTGGAGGGTTGTAAAGGACACAGCAGGTACAGGTTATTTCAACTCTAAGGCTATTCCTTTCGCAAGGATTATCAGTAGAGGTTAATTACTGTTGAGGTAAGAGTATGCTTGAGCAGGTACTTGGACATTTAAATAACTATTTCGTCGTAAAGGACGGGGTACATAAGGGAACGTTTGAGGTATCCTCAGGCACTCTTGACCTCGATTTCTTACAGGATAACCAATACTTCAGGATTGTAGGCTCCGTCTTTAACGACGGGGTTTACAAATATCCTGCTACAGAGTTGATTGACGAGACATTTGACGGGGAGATATGGGCGATGGCTGTTCCAAAGGCTGTCGTGAACCTCGCGACCGAGATTGGAGCATGGTGCACGGACAATCCGCCTTCCGCATACGTCTCCGAGGCTTTCGGTGGGTATTCCCGTGCACGCGCTACATCAGGCGGTACAGGAGCACCTGTGACATGGGAGAGCGTCTTCTCGGCGTCTCTCTCGCAGTGGAGGAAGTTGTGATGTTAAACGCGCCGCTAATTGAGTCGATGATGGTTGATTGCGTCATGATGGACAGGACCACCACACCCGATGGCGAAGGTGGTTTCACCCGTGAGTGGGTCGAAGGTGCGCCTTTCAAGGCGGCAATCGTGAAAAACAGTTCGCTCAATGCGAAAGTCGCTGAGAAACAGGGAGTGACCGAGGTTTATACCGTAACCACGGAGAAAGGTATCACACTTGGCTTGATGGATGTTTTCAAGCGAGTCAAGGATGAAGCTATCTTTAGGGTGAAGTCAAACGCTGTTGACAGCGAGACACCGACAGTAGCAACATTTCAGTTTGAGCAGGTCTCAGCGGAGAAATGGGAGTTAACGACATGACGGAGATAGCAAGGGCGTTAAACTACTTTTGGAACACATTCCTTCCCGCGTACGTTGAGGATAACGTACCCGATGAAGCCGAGTTTCCGTATATCACCTACACACTAGCCGAACCCGATTGGGGAGAGCCTGCGTCCATACAGGCACGGTTATGGTATAAGGATACGAGTTTGGTGGCTATCAACGCCAAGGCGTCCGATATCAAGGAGGCTATTGGCGAGGGTAAGAGCATACAGACCGAGACGGGCTTTATCGTTATAAATCGGGACGTTAACTTCGCACAGCCCCAGCCGTATGACGACATCGGTAAGTCGAATGTCAAGGTCATTTATTTGAACATGGTACTACAGTCTTTTACAAGGAGGTAAACGATAAATGCAGTTTACGAAGATTCCAACAAACACATTTCAGAGCATTCAGATGAACGCAGGCATTTTCGTTGACACGTTCAATCCTGCAACCATGGAGATTGGTAACATCTTAGGTGCTACAACAGGCGGTAACAAGTTCTCCGATACACCCTCATTCAAGGACCTTGGAGAAGATATCGACAACTGTCCGAAGAACACGATGGAACTCAAAATGCTCGACAGCAGAGAAATCAAGAGTTCGGGTACCTTCGTTACGGTCTCACCCGCCATGGCTAAAATGCTTGCCGCCGCCGCTGATATCGATGGCTTGGACAGCACACACGTTGTACCGAGAAACGACCTCAGCCCGAGCGACTTCAGCGATTTTTGGTGGATTGGCGACTATTCGGACGTAAACGACGGTTCGAACGCAGGATATCTCGCAATTCACATGAAGAACGTACTTTCGACAGGCGGTTTTCAGTTGCAGTCCGCAGACAAGGACAAGGGCAAGTTCGCGTATGAGTATACCGCTCATTACTCGATGTCCGCTCCTGACACGGTGCCTTACGAGATGTACATCAAGCAGGGCGCAGGCGTGAGCATTTCGCTCAACAAGAGCACAACATCCCTTGTGGTTGGCGGTGCAGGAGAGACCCTCACAGCAACCGTTGTTCCTAGCGGTTCAACAGTGAATTGGGTATCCGACAACAGGTCGGTTTGTAAGGTCTCCAATGCAGGCGCGCTTACAGCAGTTGCCGCAGGTACTGCCACAATTACGGCATCCGTCACAGTTGGAGGAACCACGAAGAGTGCTACATGCGTAGTTACAGTAACAGCTAGTTAATCCTAAGGAGGACGTTATATGAGGAAGTTATCGGAGATACGTGATGACGAGGCGATGGACCTTTTAGCGGATATCATGGACCCGCTGAGTACAATCTTCTCAGACCCCAAGATAAAGGAGATGTCGGAGAAGAAGGTCTCAAGACCCGAAATCATCAAGTACGTAATCAAAAACCACAGGGAGTCGGTCGTGCTGATTATGGCGAAACTCGAAGGTATCCCTGTCGAGGAGTACCATTACAACGTACTTACGTTGCCCGTTGCTCTCCTTGAAATCTTTAACGAACCCGAGGTAACCAAGCTTTTTATATAGCAGGGTCAGAGGATGCCAACACCGTCTTTTGGTCCTGCTATGGTAACTACAACGGAAAAAGGTCTATCAGGTGTTTCCTGAATTACATCTGTGCTGAGTTGAACAGACATTTCGAGGAGAAACTGTACCGCATATACATGACGAACGCGATACACGGTATCGGAAATGGAGAGGTGCAGAAGTACAGGTATATAGACCTATTGAGCGGGAACATCCCGAAAGAGGATGACAGGAGCGGGGACGAGATTGCCGCGGACGTCATCAAGACATTAGGATTAAAGGTGAGCGCATGAACTTTCTCGAATTAACAGCCGTACTTGGTCTTGATAAAAAGGACTACGACGCAGGACTCGATGAAGCCTCAGGCAAGGCTAATTCGTTTGCTAGTAGTTTGGGCAACGTCGCGAAGGTTGCAGGTGGCATAGCCGTTGCAGGAATAACCGCCACAGCCACGGCAACGATAGCAGGAACGAAGGCATTCATTGACGGAGTATCCTCCGTTTCTCAGTATGCGGATAACATAGACAAGATGTCTCAGAAAATGAACATGTCGGCAACGGCATATCAGGAGTGGGATTTCATCATGCAACATGCAGGAACCTCCATTGAGTCCATGCAGATGTCTATCAAGACGTTATCCAATGCCGCTGAGACAGGAAACGAGGCTTTCGAAAGGCTTGGAATGACCCAAGAGGAGATTGCCTCGATGTCGGGCGAGGAGTTGTTCGCCGCGACGATTTCAGCCCTTCAGAATGTATCAGACGAGACCGAGAGGACCTATTTAGCAGGTCAGTTAATGGGGCGCGGAGCCACCGAGTTGGGTGCTTTACTCAACATGACCGCCGAAGAGACCGAGGAAATGAAAAATCAGGCGCATGAATTAGGCGGCGTTCTTTCCGACGAGGCAGTTAAAAGTGGTGCGCAGTTCCAAGACAGCCTGCAGAACATGCAGACAGCCTTTAACGGGTTGAAGAATAGCATGTTGTCACAGTTCCTACCCTCATTTTCAACCGTCATGGATGGTTTAGCCAAGATATTCTCAGGCGATACCGATGGCGGTTTAGGTATGGTTGAGAGCGGTATAAGGGACTTGGCAGGCAAGATAACCGAGATTGCACCTATCTTCGTTAGAGTTGGCGGTACCATCCTGCAGGCTTTGGCAGGAGCGATTGCCGATAACGCGCCTTTACTGCTTGAGAGCGGTATCGAGGCGGTGGGCAGGTTCGCTGAGGGTATCATTAACAACATAGATGGTATCATGGGTGCGGCTGAGAAGATAATCACGCTACTTATGGATAGTCTAGTAGACCCTGACAAAGCCGCGAAGTTCACGCAGACAGCTATCGACATAATCGTTAAGTTGGCGAACGGTATAACTCAGGCGTTGCCGCAGTTGTTGCCTGCAGTCGTGTCGGTCATTGTCGCAGTAGTAAGCACGCTTACCTCACCCGAGAACTTAAATACCTTGATTGATTGCTCATTGCAGTTGATTATCGCTTTGGCAAACGGTATCGTGGATGCCCTTCCTCAGTTAGTTGCGGTTATCCCGACAGTTGTGATGAACTTGACCAAGGCTATCTTCGACAACTTCCCCGAGATACTCAGCACGGTTTTGTATTTAATAGGGGCATTAGGATATGCCGTATTGGAGGCTCTAGGTACCCTCTTGGGTCAGACTATTTTTGAGATAGTCAAGGCGTTCTCTGAGATGACTACCAAGGCAAAACAATTCGGCACCAACATCGGCAATTGGCTCAGGAACGGCAGGGACAACATCATAAACGGTGTCCGAACCTTCTTCACCAACATCGGCAACTTCTTTACCAATGGCTTTAATACAATCAAGAGCAAGGTGCAGAACGGGCTTGACAACGTAAAGAACAAGTTCACAAGTATATTTGATAACGTGAAGAACACCGTACAGAATGCGCTTGAGTTTATAAAGGGTCTGTTCAAATTCGAATGGAGCCTCCCGAAACTCAAACTCCCTCACTTTACGGTTAGCGGACAACTCGACCTATTTGCCACACCACCGAAGATACCTTCCGTGAGCGTGGAGTGGTATAAGAAAGCCATGGACGAGCCACGCCTGTTGAATGGTGCGACTATATTTGGAGCGGCTAACGGAAAGCTACTTGGAGGCGGTGAGAGCGGGTCCGAGTTGATAATCGGTACGAACAAACTCATGGGCATGATGAAAGAGGCTGTCGGAGCAGGTAACAGACCTATCAACATAAATGTGTACGGAGCGCAGGGACAGGACATCAGGCAACTTGCAAAGGAAGTCGGAAACGTCCTGCAGGACATCATCAACGACAAGGAGAGCGTATATGCATGAGTATAACAGGCAAATAACCTTTGGCGGTGAGGTCGTTCCTGTAAAGGTCGCCGCAACTCCGCATATCATCAGGGCGAAAAGAAAAATGACCGTTACACAGATAGCGGGAACGAATAGAGAAGTCGTGGATATGGAGGACGCGTGGGAGACCTACGACCAACCCTATTCCGTATTTGTTGGCGACGGTTCGATGGATAACATACAGAGTACGCTCAACGAGGTTGCGCGGGTGCTGTATAAAAAGGGTTGGCAGGTCCTGCTTGATGATTATGAACCCGATATATACAGGTTGGCTTATTTCGAAGGTCCGTTCGATGTCAATAACAAGTATACGAGAGTCGGCAAGTTTGATATCTCCTTCAGATGTCGTCCCGAACGCTTTTTACCCTCAGGAGATACAGCAGTCACGGTGGCGTCAGGCGGTACGATTACGAACCCGACAGCGTATCCTTCCAAGCCTTTAATCCATATCACGGGCAGTGGTAGCGGAACTCTAACAGTAGCAGGCGTAACAATGTCTTTTACAGGCATTACAGACTATCTCAACATCGATTGCGAGACGCAGAATTGCTACAGGCTTGCAACCGAAAACAAGAACAGCCTTATGACGGGCGATTTTCCTGTGCTGAAACCTGATACGAACGTGGTTTCATTCACAGGTGGCATTACAGGATGTACAATAACACCGAAGTGGTGGGTGTTGTAAGGAGGTTTTATGTTTCCAAT